GACAAAACAAAATCTGCTGAAACAGGCATTCCAAGAAACTGATGGTCGTGTGACTAAGCAAGAAATTACCGGTAAAGACGGTAAACCTATTGAAACAGTAAGTTCAAACGTGCCGACTGAAAGCTACCTGAAGGCAAGGGAGCGGGTTTTAGATGAGTATTGATCCAGCACGTGAATTGGCAATACAACTTGAGGCTCAGGAAGATCTGTATTTCTTTTCGCGCTATATGTTTAAAGAACGTCGTAAGTATAAATGGCTGCATAACTGGCACCATCGAGTAATTTGTGATGAATTAATGAAGGTGTTTCAAGGTGAAACCAAGCGTCTAATCATTAACGTTCCACCGCGATACTCTAAAACAGAACTGGCTGTAATTAATTTTATGGCTTGGTGCTTTGGTAAGGTGCCTGACAGTGAATTTATTCATGTTAGCTACTCAGCCACACTCGCAGCGAACAATGCCTTCCAAACACGAAACTTAGTACAGGAAGCAGCTTATAAACGAGTATTTCCTGACTTTCAATTACGTGATGATAGTAAAGCCAAAGATGATTGGCGCACTGCAAAAGGTGGTGTCTGCTACTCGCAAGGTACTGGCGGCACGATCACAGGTTTTGGTGCCGGCAAATTTCGCGATTCATTTGGCGGAGCAATCATTATCGATGACCCACATAAAGCCAGTGAAGCGCGTTCCGATACGGTTCGTAAGGGTGTAATTGAGTGGTTTCAGAATACACTTGAGTCACGTACCAATTCACCAGATACACCCATCATTGTCATTATGCAGCGATTGCATGAAGAGGATTTGGCCGGTTGGTTGCTTGATGGTGGCAATGGTGAAGAATGGGAGCATTTAGAGCTTTCAGCTATTCAACCAGATGGATCTGCATTATGGCCAGCCAAGCACAGTATTGAAGTTCTAGAACGAATGGAATTAGCAGCCCCTTATGTGTTCTCAGGACAATATCGACAAAGACCATCACCACCAGCCGGTGGTTTCTTTAAACCTGACAATATTGAAATTGTGGATGCATTGCCTGCTGATATAACTCACAACGCTCGTGCATGGGATTTGGCATCTTCTGAAAATGAAGGTGACTTTACTGCAGGTGTTAGAGAGGCTAAAGGTCGAGATGGCTATATCTATATTGTGGATGTGCAGCATGCGCAACTTGGGCCGGATGGTGTAGAAAAACGCATCAAACAAACAGCACAAATGGATGGGAAAGGTGTGACCATTCGATTGCCTCAAGACCCTGGCCAAGCAGGTAAATCACAAGCGAAAAATTTCATCACTATGCTGTCTGGATTTAATGTCAAAGCTGAAACCGTCTCTGGTGACAAGATTACACGTGCACAGCCATTTGCAGCTCAAGTCAATGTGGGGAATGTGAAAATGCTTCGAGGTGATTGGAATAAAGCCTTTATTGAAGAATTACGCAACTTTCCGAATGGTAAACATGATGACCAGGTGGATGCTGCAAGCGATGCATTCGATGAAGTAAATGAACCGCCAAGAGCTAAACCTTCAACAGGTGGCTCACGAACATATCAATAGGAAAAATTATGGCAAAGGCTAATAAGGCTAAGGCTGAAAAAGCCAAGCCAAAATCAGCAGGGTTAATGACTCAGGTTGCTGTTGAAAACCTCTCATTTGCAATGGGGCGTGCTGCTGACATTGATGAGGTGCTAAAGCAAGCAGGCGTATCTCGTCAGCGTTTATCAGTGTTGATGTCCGATGATGAAGTCGCTCAGGCGATGGAAACTCGTTTGGATGCAGTATTAAATGCACCCTGGAGATTCATTGAGGATCATGGGGAGCAAACTCTATTTCTGAAAGAGCTATTCACTCGATGGCATTTTGAAATTGTTACAGGTGCGTGGGATGCTTGCCCTTATGGTTATTCAGTTCTGGAAGCTACCTATCTTATTGATGAAAATAATCGAATATCAATTGCTGAAATTGGCACCAAGCCTATGGAATGGTTTGAGCCAAAAAATGATGGTGCTTTGATCTTCAGAAAACCCCAAACAAATACTGAAATCAATGTATTTAAGACCTATCCATTAAAGTTCTTTTTGACTCGACGTAAACCAAGTTATAAACAACCTTATGGAGATCCATTACTTTCAAAACTATATTGGCTTTGGTTTTTTAAGACCAATTCAACTAAATTTTGGGTGAAGTTTTTAGAGCGATTTGGTTCCCCATTATTAGTGGGTAAAACCAAAGATACTGAAGAGATGACGAAAGCGCTTTTGAATGCTCACTCACAATCAGTTATAGCCATTGATAATGATGATGATGTAGCCACTGTTGGTACCAACTTTTCAGGTGCTGGTTCATCTGCATTTGAAGCTTTTGATACCGTGATGACCAGACGTATTCAAAAGGTCGTGCTCGGTCAAACGCTGACATCAGGTACAGATGGTGGTGCCGGAAGCCGTGCATTGGGTGAAGTGCATGAAACTGTGCGTATAGATAAACGAAATTCTGATTTGCGGATGATTACTCCCGTCGTCCAGGACATCATTAATGCGCTTTGCCTACTCAATGGTTTTGAAAAACACACTATTATTTTGGGTGGTGAGCAAGATTTAAACGTCAAGGTGGTTGAGCGTGATTTAAAGCTCAAAACGCTTGGTGTTGAGTTTAACGACCAATACATCACCGAAACATACGGACTTAAGCCTGAACACTTCAAGGTACGTACTGAATCGATTGCAGCTAACACTCAATTCACGGCATTACCTAAAACAGCATTCAACTTTAAGGCATCTGCCAACAAGTTATCTGCTGCACAACTTGAAGTTGAAGAACTGACGGACGAGCAGGGTGATTTGCAGTTATTGAAGTCGGAACAGGTTAAACAACTGGTCGCTGAATCGGACAGTCCCGAAGCTCTGGCTTTTAATTTGATGCAATTAATACCAGGTGCAACACAGTCTCAATTTACGGCTAATCTAGATCAGGCTTTGTATGCTGCGGATGTGCTGGGGTATGCAATGGCGAAGGATGGGAAGTGATGAGAGATATTCAGGCGTTATATGATGAGTTTGAAGAGTTTTGCACCAAATATTGTGGACTGGTTTTTGATGAATTCTCAATATATCAGCGCAAGAAATTAGGCCATTACTTTGATGTTCGTGATGAATATTTCAAGATGTGGTTGAACGCAAAGCGCGTTTATAGTGGAGAGGTTGATAATGCAACCAGTCACATTTCTTGAAGCCCTAGAGTACGCTCACAATAAAAAGATCGTGCTACCCGATGAATTCTACTCAATGGATCTCAAGACTCGGCAGATGGCGACGACAGTCAGCTTTCTATCAAGTCTTGAACAGATTGAAACCGTCATTAAGGCTGTGAATAAATCTATTGCTGATGGTGGGACGTTTAAGGATTTTCAAAAGTTAATTGCTGAATCAGAAATCATTCTGCCTAAGCATTACCTGGATAATGTATTTCGTACCAATATCCAGAATGCATATGGTCACGGGCGCTGGCAACAGCAGCAACGGAATAAGGTCAAACGACCATATCTCATGTATTCGGCTATCAATGATAGTCGTGTACGTCCTGCTCACCTGGCTTTGAATCGTATTGTATTGCCGATTGATGATCCATTCTGGCTGACGCATTATCCACCAATTTCTTTCCGTTGCCGGTGCACTGTAATTGCTTTAACTGAGAAAGAAGCATTGAAATATGGCATTACACCTGATGATAAATTGCCGGAAGTTGCTGAAGCTTTGGACTGGAGTTCACATCCACTGCAATTTGGTGAACTGGAAGAACTGGTCGATAAAAAAATCAGTGCTTCATCACTTGATAAACAGTACTTGCTTGAGCAGAAACAGGTCATTAAGGCGGAATGGACTGCATCCAAAAAGCTGACCAGTTTGTTTGCGCCTATGGATGATAAAACGCGGGACCTATTCGACACGGTGGCCAATACGGTTATTCCACTTGATCCAAGCATTAGACCAAGTGCGATTCGTACTTTCTTGGATTATGTCCGAGGCAATGATTCAGCATTAACTGGTTATCTCAATTCAGCTACAAGCTCACTGGCTGACGATGTTTTGAAGCGATGGTTAGTTGATGACATGAAAGCGATTCAAGCCGTGGCAAGTAATACAGCTTCAACCGTAGTGGGTGCAGCAACTCTTAATCAAGTTGCCGCATATCAGGTCGGTCAAACAGTTCAGCTTAATTCGCCTTTTCTGATGAGCGACACAGCCTCAGACATTGTGATTAAAGTTGAAAATGCTAAAGGTTTGGGGATTGATCTTGAAAAGCTTAATGCTGGACAGGGTGTTTTATTTGAGATTGGGCTGTCTTTTGAAGTTGTTTCGGTTGAAGTGGTCGAAGGGCAGATGGTTTATACACTAAAAGCATTGGTGAATTAAATGAAGCTTATTTTAAAAAATGGAATGAGTGTCCTGTATAAAAATGGCATGTCATTAACCGGATTAAACATCGATTCAATTGTTGCAGAATCAAAAGAGGATCGAGCAGATCTTCGAATGCTTCTGATGGGGGCTTTAAAAGTAGATGAAGACGGTTGTCATCAATTAGGTCGTGGTTTTGGTTCAAATGCTTTAGCGACAAATCCAGATGTATCAAATGGAAGTCGAGCGCTAGGTAATGAGGCCTCCAAGGTAAAGCTATCGGAACTACTTACAAACTGTGCTCTTGATACGAAGATAGAGGTCATTAATGCGTTGAGTGCTGTAGTGAATATCGATGGGCATTTTGATGCAAAGTATGCAGCAAGAGAGAAACTTAGCCTGTTAATTCAAGAACTTTAAATAATTCTGAAATTTAGACCGCCTTAATTGGCGGTTTTTTTATGGAGCATGGAAATGCCAGATCCAAATGAAGAACGGCTGAAGTATTTATTCAATGCCTCGGCAATTGAAGTACCAAAAGCCGAAGAAGGGCAAAAACGAAAATTTAAAGGTACCGCTTACGCCGGTGGTCGTGTAGATGGTCACTGGTATTGGGGTCGTTCTGGTGTTGTGTTTGATCTTGATGGTATTGAGATTGATAAGCCAACCGCCTTGCTTGAAGAGCACTTTGGCTCAAGTCGAATTGGTGTTGTTCAAGCTGTAGATACAAACGGAAAGATTGATGTGTCAGGTGATTTTC